ACCTTGTGGGCCTTGTGGTCCCGCAGGACCCTGTGGACCCTGTGGACCTTGAACACCTTGTGGACCTTGTGGTCCCGCAGGACCTTGTGGGCCTTGTGGTCCTGCAGGACCCTGAGGACCCTGAACACCTTGAGGTCCTATCGGACCAGATGGACCGCCAGTTCCAGAACTTCCAGATGTACCACTACTAGTTTGACCACCATTACCCTCATTTATCTCAAAACCTCTATACAATATAAAATTAGCTTCTGACTCTGATAAAGCAAATAATACTGGTTTTGTTACTTGGCCTATAAAAGTAGGTTCATTAATAGTATACGCTCCAGCGGTATATGGAGAAAGAAAATAAACATCTCCATCATTTAAAGACGATAAACCTGTTACTCTACCATTATAAACCAAATCGAAATCATTACCATTTACGTCTTGTACTATACCGACAACCTCTGAAGTACTAACAGCATCTGCTTGAGCCTTGAACCACCCAACCGCATCATTAAATCCTAATAAATCTCCTAATTGAAAAGAATGGCCAACCTGAGTAAAAGTGCGTATTAATCTTTCTGCATCAGAAATAAAAGTACCAGATTGTATTTTAAGTATGTTGTTTTCTAAAACTAAAAAATTATTACCACTAGTAGTTATGTCTGGTATTTTATCAAATACTATTTGATTATTTCCACTATACCTTAATGTTCCTGTTGTAATAGTATCTTTATCACTAAAAACAGCTATATAACCACTTTTTCCAGAACCATCGATAACATATTTTCCACTGGTTATACCAGTTATTGCATTAATAATCGCTCCAGATGGAAATCGCAAAGTTTCTGAAAAATCTGAAAAACTACCATCTTGATATGAGGCGCGAACTTTTACTTCATAATTTTTATTAGGTTTAACTTCGAATTTAATTTTAGGTTCAAATTCTGATAAAATAAAATTTGCATTACCAGTTATTCTTTTAGCAAATAAAATTCCAGTTTCATAATTTTGAACAATCGGACCCGACCCTGCGGAACCAGCCGAACCAGCCGAACCTGTATATCTTACACCAGAATAAGTTCCAGTATATACTGTACCAGTATATAAACCACCACTTGGAAGCAAAGCAAAAGAATTATTACCAGTTTGATAGGCATTAATAAAATATAATTCGCTACTATCTATGAAACCCGAAGGAATTCTTACTTCAGTTATATATTTATAATCTACTCCAGTATTATAAAAACCTAAAGGTAAAGAAGTATAATTATCAATATATAATGTATGATCATACCATTTTATACCCGAAGATCCATATGTTTCAAATATAGCTTTATCTCCAGAATAATAATTAGAAGCTAAAGAATTTTTTGTTACGCCTGTACCTGTGCCAAAATTTATTGCAATAATTGACTCTACTTGTGGATTATTTGAAGAAAATATATAATTAGCATTATCTAAACCATCCTCGAAAACATATGTTTCAAAAGATAAAGCATTAGTTTGTTTTATAGAATCCCATTTAACAATTGCTTGAATATCTAAATTTTTGTCATATTCATTTTGAGAACAACTTATATAACCTGTTATATTATCAATTCCAACCGGAACGCTATCTGTTGAATAGTAAGAAGTTTTAATCCCAGAAGTTAATAAATACTGTCCAGAATTAAAATAATCATTCGGAACTAATACCAAATTAAACGGCAAAGAAATTTCTAAAAACGGATCTTTATACGCTGGTATTTGTAAACTTAAAGATTTTCTATTACGAGAATTTTCATAATCAAAGTTGTAACTATAATATCCACTTGTTTTATCAGTGAAACCAGTTGAACCCGGAACAACTTTTCCATTTACAACTGAATAAACGTCAACACTTTTAATCCCAGATAAATTATTAAAAAGAGGAGTTACTCGCAACGGATTAGAATTTATTATTTCAACTCCAGTTATTTTAACTTCTGGATAATTTAATAAGAAATGATATACATCAGTATTTCCAACTCGATCATATGTAGAAATATCGATGAAAAATTCTCTATAAGAATTTAAATTATCAGATCCAGTAACATTAACAATATAACTCTTTAAATCATCGCTGGTTAATGATATTTGAGTATTTATTAATCCATCAAACAAATTACCTATATAAGTTCTGTTTTTTGAATATAAATCACATTTAATTCCAGAAAATGACTGCGCTAAAATATTACCTTTTGAAATATCTAAATCTGTTTCTGGATTGTTAATTGTTAAATTAACAGTTAAATTACTTTGATTAATTGTGCCAGAAACTAATTTTGAAGAAACAGGTAACCCAAAAGATGTTGGATTTACAGTATAATTTAGATTAGAAAAAGAACTAAGATTTGAAATAGTAAAATCTACTATTTCAAACTTACCTTGACTATCTAAATTGGAACCTGTAATTATCGGCATATTTTAAATTACACAGATATTATTTTATTTTCTTTATCATACAAGTAAAACTTTACATAAACAGATCCAGCTAAACTAATGCCTGAAACGCCAAATTTACCCAAAAATACACTTTTGTTAATTATATTATCGTTTTTCATACTAAAAACAATTGATTGATTGCCGCAAATAATTTTACATAATAAGCCGCCTGAATCATTTAGTACGTTTTGTATTTTAGTATAATATGATTGTTTAGCATTACCAGAATCATTACTAAAATTATGAATTTGGTTAAAAAGAATTACCATATTTAAAAATAAAACATAATAATCTTTTGAATCTGATAAATTCATTACCAAAGAAGATCTTAACTCGCTAAAAGAATAATCTATATCAATTTCTGATACTGAAGTTAGATAATAACCATTAATACTGTAAAAATTAATATTATCGACATCAATATTTGTAACGACATCTGAATTAGAAAACGCAATTGTATTTTTTTCAAAATTATCACTAATTTCAAACTTGTTGCTTGTTAATGCCTCATATTTTGCAGGATTATGTTTAATACAAAAAATTGAATATTCATTATTTTCCAATTCTGAAATAGAAACTATTTTATACAAATTAACAGAATTGTTTTCATTTGTATCAATAATTATAAAAGGAGTAGATGCAATTACTCTATTAAATAAATTAAAATTATAATCTTCTTTAAAATAAACCCTGCACGTATTATTTTCAATTCTATCTATTTTTAATTCAACAACCTGACTTGACTGTAAAGTGTCTAAATCAGAATCTGAAACTGAATCTAAAGCGTCCAAATCCGCAACTGTTTTAGGCGCATTATTAAATAAAAATTTGATGACTTTATTCGTTAAACTTAGATTTAATTGTCTATCAACAACTATATATTTATCATCATAATTTACATCCGCGACACGACCTTGTATTGTTAAATTATTTTTAAATTCGTCTTGAATTTGAATAATATCACTTGGTTTTAATAATAAACCTTGGAGATCTGTTGAGAAGGTTATAGATTGATTTTCTAATCTATTAGTTAATAACAACCATTGACCGATTCTTCTGGCTTGATCTCTAGATGTTATACCGAATCCTAAAATTTCTTTAACAACTATACCATAGTCTTTAATCAGTTGAGAATCTTCAACAATTTCGACTTGTTCAGTAAAATTTTCATATTTGTCTTTAAACATTACTTTCGCAACTGTGTAATTGCCATCTAAACTTGCGCTAGAATAACTAAATAAACCATTTTTAACATTTGAATTGTTAAATATATAACTAATAGGTTTATCAACATCAATTGTTGAAGTGATATAATTATTTTTATAATAAACTAAACCTCTAAAAACAGAAACCATGTCATTTAATAACTTGAGAGATTCTGTTTCATTATCTATATATAAATTACATGAAAACCTTTGTTCAAAAGGATCTCTATAATTTAAAGATCTTGGTAAACATAAACCTTTAAATAATGAGCTTCCTGACTCTTCGATTTGATCAAGCAATGATTGCGGAAAAATATTTTCGCTAATCAAATTATTGTAAGTACTTGATTTAGCTCTATACTTTTGTGCAATTTTTTGTAAAATAAAACTTTTAGCATTTCCTTCTGTATTTCTCTTACTGTTTTGTATTCTTTCGGTTAATGAAATATCGGTATCAACTTGAATGACTTCGCTTTCACAAAAAGATTTAAAAATGCCATTTGTATCTGTTTCAAAAAATTTTCTAGGCCCGAAATCATTTATTAAATTTATTTTATAGTAAGAAGGAACTACATCAGTCCCCACAACAGTTTCATCACCGTTAGAATCCAATAAAATCGCCTCAACAGACCATATTATCTTTTTATATACTGTTTCGATTTTTGTTTCGCCGTATTTTATATCAAATAAATAAATTATGCTATTTTGAAAACCGCCATTTTGAGTTGCGAAACTTGCATTATTATCATAAACCGGCGGATATTGAGCTTTTATTTCTTCTAAAGTTCTAGCACTTCCATTTTTCCCCTCAACTGAAACAATTAATGAATTAGGATAATTTATATTAATAGTGAATTGATCTTCATAAAATTTATTCGGTGTAGCCACTTTGACTAATTCATCACAATATTTAGATATTTTATACAACTCCCATTTATTTAAATCTTTTTCAAATATCTTACCATTACCAATACCATATCTACTATTAGTACAAAGATCAAAAAATATCCAAGCTGGATTATCTGTCCATCTAAGAAAAGAACTAAATGCTCCATTCCAATTACCACTGTATTCTCTACATTCCGGATCGTAATTCTGAGGAACCCGAATTTTCAAGAGTTTCAAATCAAAAGTTCTATCGGGGTCTTTATTAAAATGTCTTGAACTGACGCCTGATTTGACAATAGCACTAAAAGGATAAGAAAATATTTTATTCTTTATTCTTTCAACGACACCAGCTATACTTACTTCTTTAAATACTGTGCCATTTGTAGGTAAAATTTTTGTAGAAAGACAGTAGATTTTAACAAAATAATTATTAAAAGTCACAGAATTCAAACTTAAATTAATAGGCAAATCAATCACGTAACCTGATTTAGAAATTCCAAAAACACGACAAATTGCAAAAAATCTATCTGCACTATTTTCTTCTGAAATTTCAACAATAAATAATAAATCAGACAAAGTTGTACTACCATTGGTGGTGGCAAATAATTGATCGGCGCGTATTTGAACTGATATTTGATCAGCGTATTTATTTTTTATTTTATGATTAAATTCTTGGCAATAATTCTTAGCTTCGTCTAATTCTTTTATCAAATTTGGATAACCGTTTTGTTCACTAAGTTTGAAATTAGTTTTTAAAGTCGAAGCAAATCCATTTTTATCATTAATATTGTTATTTAATTCAAAATAAAAATTATTTTGTTTAGCAAAACAAAAAACACCTTCCAAAGATGGAAATTGCGTTTCAAATCTATTAATTTCATTTAGATATAATTTTTGATTATAACGATGTATAGTTGATGCGTATTGATTCTTATATAAATTAAATTCCTCACCATATGCAATATTGAATCCAAGCGTTACGAAATTTAACTTATCAAGTTTAGAATCAATAAGTGGAACATCATTGTAATAAACACCTTTACCTAAAATTAAATTTTCTATATTTGAGTCATTAGAATCACTGACGTATTTCAACAATTCTCCATCTTTATTGACTAATCCCTCTATAGGACCTTCGCAAATAACATCAGTGCAAACTAGTCTTTCGTCCGATTCAAGAAGAGAACCGTTTCGCGTAGTTGTATAAAACGCAGAAATTTCTGAAGGAACGTCGCTAACAAAAAAAATTGATTCACTCATGTTTATAAATTTTGAGTTTGGTATGCAGATAAATAACTACTATCATCATTTATCTTCGTAATAATTATATCATTTGTAATAACAGCGCTTCCTATTCTTAACCTACCATAACCCAAAGGAACTGGAATGTTTCTATTCAAAACGTTCCTAACACCTCCTAAAATAGTGGAATTTGTTTTAACATCTTTAGGTAATTTAGGGCTCAAAACCATCATCAAAACAAAAGATAAAGCAATTAAAATAATACCTATAGCTACTAACCATCCACCTTGAATGACAGGAACCACGTCAACTTTTGAATCAGACTTGAGAATCTTACTTTTTAATAAATAGTATGGAATTATTTTTCCATCAACGTAAACAATAAAATGCGAAACAAATTTGTTCATATCTGAAAAATATTTATTTATTTTGATATTATTAGCTTCAATAGCCTCAAATATTTCAATAATAGATTCAACTTCTAAAAGCCAATCTTTACCTAATTTTTTGCCCAAAAGGCCATGTAAAGTTATGTTAACCATATTTTTTAAAATAAAACTTATCTTTATTTACACTATATAGCAACATGTCCAAGCAAAAGTATTTTTGATTTTCTATATCCCATTCAGAAAATCCATCCAACATACTGTGACTTGGATGACTATGAAATATAGCTATTTCTTTATCTAAAATATATTCAGATGGATTTATTAAGAAAAAATTTCTTTTATCAGGATGAACATTATTACAAGATATATATTCAGAATATAAATCTTGTTTTTTAATCAAAAAACCGCAAACTTCTTCCTCAGAAGAAATAGAAATTTTCTTCAAATACAATAATAATTCATCTTTAACTGGGCAATTTGTAATCATAACCTACGGTTCCGGGAAAGCCTCCAAATGGAATATTAATAATGCTTGTATTAAATCTTAATAAACATCCATTTAAATTCTTTGAACATTTATCTTCAACCCAAATATTCGTATTTGATAAAGGATGAATGTTTTTAGAACCATTATTTGAAACGCAAACAAAAAAACGACTAGGCAATTCATAATTTTTGATCATATATTTTTCATTAAAATCAAAATTAATATCTGGATCTATTTTAACAAAATCTCCTTGTTTATATTGCACATCGCTTTTATAATCTCCTTTCCAAACCAAACTTTTAATATTATAAGATTCATAATTTGATAATTTAGTATTAGTTGACGCTGTAGATAAAAATAATTTATTATTTTCATCCGCCATTGGAATGCCTAAATTACCATCTTCTGCATTGAAATAATCACGACTAGTTTTTTCAACAGTATTGAAATAAGTATTTGAAAAAGATATCGGTAAATTATATTTATTAGACAAATAAGAACTCACCGCCTTAATTTGAATATCAGTTAAAAGACTTTTGAAAACAATAACCTCATAAACAACAATATCGCTATTTTGATCATAAAAAGCTTCATTTATTCCTAAATTAGAAATAGAATGCGAATATGTGGTTCCCATCAATTTTGTTTCTCCATTAACAATAAATTTTGTTTGCGAACCGCTTGACGTTGGTAAAACAGCTCCATAAGCTATTGGTTTATTTAAAACAGCCTCACAAGCATTTTGAGGCCCTAATGGCAGAAAATTACCATTACTATATAACGTATCAGTTCTGAAATCGTAAAAACCTAAAACAAAATTTGAAGAACACAAACCTCTTCTTGAAACAGCACCATTAACACAAACTTGACCAGCACCTGAATTCGCAGCGTAAGCCTTATTGACCATTTCTGAAACATAAAAAATAGTTAAATTTACACCTGAATAACTTTGAGTAATCTTCATTTGATCAATTAAACTTACATGAGAAGCAAAATATACTCCATTTTGATTATTCAATCTACCCTCGTTCTTATATAATTTTGGCTTTGTGCTTAAAAAACTTGGATTTACAATCGCTGTACTTGTACTAGTTCCTTGATTAGTCCAACTAGAAACTAAATCAAAAGTGAATTTTTTATTTGACCCATACTGCAAAAAACTTGTTTGTCCGCTCGTGGAAATACCATCTGGTTTTAGCCATACAATTAAATTATCTGTTAAACTATAATCAGAATTTATTTGTGTTAATGATGTATACGGATTTGTTTCAATTATAACATTTGGCCCATCATAACCATTTACTTTACCATAATTACAACCACATCCTCTATACTGCCATTGACAGCTATCATTATAAATCTTTCTACTTGGAACAGATACGCCTTCTAAATCCAAAACATTAGCCAAAGCGAATTCTACTTTTTCTTTAGTTTCAAAATTCTTTTTTTGAATGATATATAAATCTGTAGATATGAAACTATTGCTTATTCCTTGTCCCAATGGATTTTTGGACTCACCTCCAAAATTAACGGGGTCTAAATCTTTAGCTAATATTTTTCTTTTATAAAACTTACATCCTAATAAATCATTTCTATCTTTGATAAAATTAGTTATATAATTATTTATATTTGAAATAGTTAATGTTGGCCTATTTTGTTTTCCATCTGAATTATATTCTAAGTTTGATATTTCACTTGGAATATATAGATATGTTCTATCATTAAAAACAATGTCTTTATCAAGATTTTTAGAACCATGGAAACGCAAATAACCCTCATAATCATTAATTTTTATCTCAAAAAGATCTAAAATTTCAGTGTTTTGTATTAAAAACAAATCAGCCATACCTTAATATATTATTTATTTTTTTAATAAAATCAACCTTGAGAACCCATAAGTATATTCATGTATGGATGACCAAACTTTATTGGAAATAATAAATTTGAATTAGGCCCTGATTGACTAATTTGTAAATCTCCCGATGATTTAACCAATAAACTTCTGTATTTATATACTAAAGAATCAAGTATTTGAGCAGATTGGTCTTCCATAGTTTTTTTACTATAAGAATTTCCATGTAAATATTCGAGTAAATAAAATTTAGGAGTATATCCTCCTCTGCTTGTATTTATAGCGTTATTTCCTAATTTAATAGAATATGTATCTGTTGTTGGCAAAGATAATCTAGCAGGAATATATGGATCGTAATTTTGATAAGTTAATTGACTATTTACAAAAGTTTGAAAATATAAATTTTTATAATTTCCTCCAAATTTAGAAACACCAGTATCGAAAAAACTATGCATCTGAACAAAAAATAATGAAAAATAATTATAATTTGCTGCTGATCCATCATTTATAACAAATGGCGTTGCTGTAGATGGAGTACTAAGATTGTTAGGCAAATTATAAGCATTATAAAAATTATTTTGCTTTTTATATGACATTGTAATTATAGATTCTGCAGACCTCGGGCCATATTGATTTACTATTGTTTGATCTTCAACCCATTGATTAAAATTTGAATATGCTCTCGAATTAGGATTATTTGAATTATAGCATATAGACGATAGAGTAGAATTGTTGGGATTTTTCATATATTTTGCAGCATTTAACGTTGATCCATTAAATACAAATACTGGATACAATTCTGCTCTATCAGCAACTTCAGACCAATTACACACATTGTATACATCTATTCCAGATTGAGCGGAACCTACAAAGCGATGTATTATACCTATTTTTGTTAAATCAGCTAAGTCTCCCGGAGATTTCTGAGAATCCGGCCAAGACGGAACCTGTAATGTAAAATCTTTTGCAACCGCAAATACTAAAATTGTATAAGCAGGACTTAAAGTAGGATTCAAAACTACAGCATCATTTTTTACAAAATTTTGTTTTTTCAATTCAAGCATCTTTGTACCATATGCAGAAACAGATTTTAAAGAATCTGCATTATTTCCAGTCAATGTAAAACTATTAAAATTTGTATCTGATGACCATGAACCATAAGTTGTTCCCGGAGCGCCTGCATTGTCTGCTGAAAATCTAAAAACGACACGGTTTTTCGAATATTCATATCTTTTGAAATTCAAATATATTTTCGGAAAATCTCCATTTGCTAAAGGAGTTTTTATTGGACCCGGTTCCGCAGTATTTCCAGCAACTAAATAACTCTGATCTGAGGGTAAATCAACATCTGAAGAATCAATACTAGATAAAGTAACACCATTATTGACTACGTTTTGACCTTGATTTGCGGAATTGCTAGTGGGATTAGGGTTTACTGGAACAGCTACAGTAACCCTTGTATCGGCGGTTCCATTTTTTCCAGCGGAACCAACCGCGATACTAACTGTAAAATTCTGTGGATTTCTTCCTGCCATAAATTAAAGCCTTGGTAAATATTTTATTTGACCACCGGGAATAACAACATTATTATTACCATCTGTTGTGTTATCTGTAATAATCCATCCTTTTCCACCACCCAAACCAGCATAAAAATAACTATTTGTGTCTTTATATATTCTATATTCTACAGGATAACCATTATATAAATAACTATCAAAATTAAAACAAGGTCCGCCATTTTGTGGTTGAGATTTTATCGTTCCATCAGGATTAAATTGCAAACCTTCGCCTCCGTATCCTAATAAAGCTGTATCTTCAAAATTCAACTCTATGGTAAACACATTATTTGTATTTACACTATATCTTAAATTTGAATTTGTAGGAATAATGCAATTCATAGGAGCTACATTAACAGAACTAGCTCTATAGTAAGAAAAATTTTCTGAATTCGGATAAAATGATATATTTACTCCAGAGTATCTTCTAAAATCAGTGGAATTGTTATTGTTGGCAACCATATATGCAAACACATCAAAATCAAATTCAGAATCATCATATCTATTTAAATATAAAATTTCCGGATTTATTCGTAAATTATCTCCCGCATATGTTCCATCGATAATGGAAGGAGTTAAAACAGGATTAACAACTGTAAATCCTGCAGCATAAGAATATGGGCCACTTTCATCATCAGCGTTTACAGCTTTAATTCTTGCATAATAATTTGTAGCTAACGAGAAATTAGTTGCATAGACATTATAAGTTTTATTAGTGAAACCGTTATAATTACCATATCTTGGATAATTAGCATCAGATGAGTTTAATGGTATATCATAATTATATGTGCTTAAAATAGAACCAAAATCAGAAGCCGTTGATATCTCTAATACAAATTTTTTGACATATGTATCTGGTCTTTGTACTTGCCAATAAAAATCAAAATTGACACCATCTGTTTCTGTATAATTTTTATAAGCGTAAAAATGAGTTATTTTACCCGGCGTTGGATTATCGAAAACTCTTTGACCCGTAACAGATATTGATATAGGTAAATCATTATCTCCAAAAGAAGAATATGAATTGATTGTAATTGTTGCGGTTTCTAAACCTGTGGCAGCGGCAGACGCATAAGGTTTATGTAAAATATAAAAAACTCCAGAATCGGAAACTGTTAAAGTTTTAGATAAAGAAAAATCATTTATATCAACTTCATCTTTTTCTAATGAAACATATAATGTGTTTGCTTGATCTCCCAAACCAACTAAAGTTGTTGTACTAATATTTACATCATAAGTAACAGGAAAGTTACCACTGTTAACTAAAACAACTCCAGTATAATTACTAAAGCCCGTTGGTATCTTATTTAAAACTATTCCTGTATTATAAATACTCATATACTAAAATATAATCTGGTATCAAAAGCAGTTTGTATATCAAACGGCGCTTTTATTTCTTTCAATTTTATAACTATATCATTATTATCGTAAAACTTGTAAGTATGATTCCATTCTGGGCAATAAACAATAATCTGTTTATTATATGGTTGCGGTAAAGTATATTTAAAAGTTTTAAAACCAGCCTTATCATCTAAAAATTTTAAAATAGCTCTTGCTTCTGAATTAGATCTATTATTGAATGAAACATTAATTTCTAATAAATTATAATTAATACCATCTTTATCATATTCAATAGTAGAATTTTTAGCGTCGTTTACTTTTAATCTTATTTTACTATCAATTCCAAAATCAATATCTCCTTTAAAATAAAAATCTTTTGTAAACCAAGAATTATTACCAGTGGGACTATTTTCCGGAGCTATAGCAGTTGGAAAGAAAATAGTATCTTCTGTGTTAGCGTAATTTTCTCCCGTATAAAAATAATATCCACGATCACCATATGATACTGAATTATAATAAAAAATATCATTATAAGCTAATTGATCAATAGGACTGGAGTATGTCCTAATTTTTATTTCATCAAGCTCCACCAGCATTCCTTTATAATTAATTGAACTATCATATAAAGATTCAGCGGAAATTTGAATATTATTGATATTATTATAAGGACTATTATGATTAATATCCTTAAAATATAATTCAGCGTTCTTTTTGTATGGAGTAAAAAGATTAATATTTACTCCTTTAAATCCCTCATATACACTTCTTTTAGGAGCCTCTGGAGTATTTTCAAAGAATGCAATTAAAGCTTTTGCTTGTATATCTGTTAAACCGTTATATGCAATAGTAAAATTACTATTTAAAGTATTTAAATTTTTAGCAACATTTGTTTGATATCCATCTCCCATATCAAGATTAGATAAAGCAGCGGTAAAACTAGCTGTACTACCATATGTCATTTTAAACAGGTCGTCTATATCTTGAGTCCAGTAATTAGCACCCGTAAATGTTATTGGACTATATTGATAACCAGTAGGAACATCGCTTTTTGCAAAATATAATCTTTTATTATTGAAATATTTTTCGTATAAATATTTTTCATATTTTACGATATCAGTCTCGGGCAGCACTCCGCTAAAATGTATTAACTCATAATATTTTAACGATTCATTATCATTATTGTCGCCTAATGTCAGTGTTGAATTAGACCAAGCGCTATTATAACTTGCATAATTACCTATTTGAATACCATTCTGCCTTAATTTTAATGAACTATCTGCATTATTTTGTATAATAGTAAATATATTTTTAGAATTATATATGGAAGAAATCGCATTATTACTTTGATCATCAATAAATACTTTAGCATTATCTAAAGTATTAGATCCGCTTAATTTAATGAATCCATATGTATTACTTGTCCCAAACTTAAGTAATTTTTGAGTTTGCTGCGGATAAGTTATTCCACCCGCTTCAACTATTACAAATATAGTTCTTGAATTAGAAGCAAAACCAGTTCCAGAAATAGATTCTGGTCCATTAATATCAACATAATATTCGTTAAAATTTACAAAAGGACGTAAATTTACATTATCATTAGTTTGAATTAATTTACCGCTATCTGTCACTAGATTCGTCCATCCCGTAACATTAAATCCGCCATCCGTTTGAAAATATTCTAAGCTATCATTATTAAACCAAGTCGTTAATCCAGTTTGACCGAATCCAGTATAATTAGGATATAAAGAATAACCCGTATGTAATTGAAAATCTATTACATCGTATTTTGAATAAGACAAACCAGAATTATATTCAAAAATATTTTTTATATTTAAACCTGATATAACAGCGCTCATTTTAAATTAAAGTTTTTTTGTCAGCTATTGTTTGTGAAATATTTGCTGACGCTATCATATATTGACCGTTTGTAACATCGTAAGATTGATCTATTAAAACCCCACTAATTGCAAATGTATCTAAAATATCTCCATAAGTATCTCTTAATGTAATTACAGAATTAACTGATTTGCCGTCAATATCAATTAAATCCCCTAACGCATTTGATTTCAAGGATACATTGCAGCGTCTATTTAATTTAGCAACACGAAATGGTAATTTTTCATCGACATAGAAAAACGAAGGTCTTTCGCAAGAAGCTGAATAATCGAAACTAATAATATTATTTATACCATCTAAATTATTAGTGTTCATAAACGATCTATAGGCATTAGCTACATAATTAGGAGTTTGAAAATTATTAATATCTGATTGTGTATTTTCAACAAAACTTTGAACATTGACATTACCATACCAATCAAAATTCGCACTAATTACTATAGGCTGAAAAGGTTCAACTGAAAAACTTATATCTTTTGGATAAAGTCCAGTTATAGAAACACCTGCAAAAACTCCTGAAACCGCAGACTCATTCAAACCAGTTATATTGATATAAGACGGAAATGAACCAGTTAAATAAAAATCAACAGACAAATTACCCAGAACAGCATTCTCAGGAGCATAATCCAATAACGAACCGTCATTCAATAATACAGGAGTAGGTGAACTTTTTGCTGATAAAGAAACTTTAGAAGCATAATATTTTTCACCATTAAGTGAAAAAGTCAAATTGCGATAATTAATAAATTTCGCCATTTTAAACTATTGTATATGAAATTGTAGAAACAACAGAAAAATCTACAGGAAAAGTTTTAGTACCATCCTGCTCTGCTATTCTATATTGCAATAATTGACCAGAACTAAATGAAGTGCTTCCATTAAATTGATTTCTTGATATTGTTAAAAGTTGATTTGCATTCATACTTCCTAAAGAAGCGTAGCCGATGATACCACTTGTTGGATAAGAAGTTGGATTTGAAGGAGGACTAATACTAAATCCTGATACAAAACCATCAGGAATTGAAGAGTTGTAAGTCGGTGTAACACTTACAATTTCAATTCTAGGACTATTAGATAAATTCAATATATCTGTATCAGAAGTTAATAATTGAATTTTTTCTATTCTACCAGCAAAAGGAGTAATAGAAAAAGGCGCTGAATTATTATTATGCCCGCTTGGATTTGTATTTGAACTATTAAAGAAAGGATTAAAATAAATACAATTTCCAGTTACCCTTGTTTGATATATTTGAATAAATTTACCATGAACATAACTAGAATCAGTAGTTAAACTACCTTTAATATCCAAATCACCATCTCTATTTAAAGAAGCTTTTACAGCAGAAGTGCTTGTGCCTCCATCTAATAAAAATGCAAACTCATTACTATAAGGTCCAGTGCTAAATAAACCACACGACCATCTTTTCGTAGGACTATTTACTGCGCCCGAAGCAAAAGTTATTATATTTGAAATAACAGGACCTGTAGTTCTATTATTTAAAAATAAAATTTCGTTTTGACTGATATCATCTGCTTCAAAAGTTGCCGTTATGGTATCAGCGCTTTTTGCATGTAAAACAGTTTGAGGGCTTGATGTTCCAATTCCTAATCTTTTGGTTGAACAATCATATAATAAATTATTTGCAGAATTTACGGACGAAGGTCCAAAATTCAAATTATTTCCTAATAAACTTATATAACTTGTAGCGCTTGTATTAGTGATTGATAATTTAGTATTGACAGTGCTTGTATTATTGAATCTAACAAAATGGTCAGCACCTTTCACATCGAAAGTATATGCAGGAGATGTTGTATTCACGCCTACATATGGAGTTGCCGCATTATCAATGTATAATACATTATTTCCTAAAACTATATCATCATTAGTTGATTTATTAATATAAAATATATCACCAGCAATACTATTTTTTATTTCGCAAACACCCGGATCAAAAATTATACCAGAAACACCACTTTGAAATTTAACTGTTCCGCCATTGATATACAGCTTATCGCTCAATGCAGAACTTCCATCATGAACACCGACATTTCCATTAGTATCGATATTAAAAACAGTAGTAAATGAAGATCCATCAGTAGATTTCTCAATATAATAATCAGTATCGCTAGCTTTTTTTGTAGATCTCCACCAAATTGTATTGTCAGTTAATGTATAAGAAGCTTGTCTGCTAGCACCTCTACTTGCTAATCTTGTTTCAGCTATAGTTGCACTACCCTGATCACCAATATCTAAAGCTACAACAGGATTTGTTTTGTTTATGCCAACATAACCATTAGCACCTACAGTTATACCGCTTGGAGTTGTTCCACCAACAATATCAATACTAGATGAGGTTGGCGCTGTAAATCCAGTGAAACATTTTTGCAATTCGCCTAATGTGATCTGATCTGTACTAGTTGTTGTTGCAACAGCAAATACATGAGCACTGGATACAGACGAACTAGTAATAACTGGTAGATCAGTAAATTTCATTTTAATTTAAATATGATTTATATGTTAATTTTACACTTAATAAGTCATTCGCAGTGGAGTTAATTTCCTCAGATATGATTTTAGCATTAAAACCTGTAAAATTAAATAGACCAACACTGTCACCTGATTTCATATAGGCATATAAAACTTCATCGTCCCACGTTGTTAATTCTTGACCATCCCACGTAGTTAGTGGAATATCTTTTAAAACAGTACCACTTATTTTTATAAAATATGAAGCATCTCCTGTTGAATATAAATCATCAAAAGCTTTTTTGGTTTGATAGTTGTCTACCTCCATATCAAAAGAGGTTATAACCTCAATAGGTAGAATATTATGTACTTCTATTGGATATTCACCACTACCACTTACTAATCCATAAATAGGCATTTTGGGACAAGAAAAAGCAATATTAAAATTATTTACCCTATTAGTATTAAAATTTCTACCTGAAACAGTAATATCTTTTACTTGAGGTACAAAAACGCTTCCAGCATTGCCATCTCCAGTTGGATTACTTAAAGGACCTATATCTCCATAGATATCAAAATTAGAAGTCAATTGTGGAACATCGCCAACTGAACACGCCAATGAAAATGAATTAATATAAGCATTTTTAAATGAAAAATATTTAGTTTTATAATATAATCCTCCGCTAATACTTTGAGCAAGATTATCTCCCGCATTACCTGTTAAATTAAATACAGGATCATTATTTACTAAATATCTTGTAACGCCGATATTTGCTTTTGGAACTGAAGCTAAAACTTGTTTAACATATCCTTTTCCTAAAACATTTATAGGTACATAATCTAAACTATAAGAACCATTAACGGAACTTATACCAGACATGGCAACACCATTTAAGTAAAAAGTATTTTCGTAATTTGTAATTGCTCCGTTCATTTATATATTATATTAGGTATAAGGACTCTTATAAAGTTTACCGTTATATCTTTGCTCATCAGAAAATTTAACGTTCATGAACTGACTAAGTTCGCGAGCCATTTTCTTACTGAATTGTATATCTTGTTGCTCATAGCTGTTTGTATCAGCACCAAATACAGATCTACCAGATTTATCTATGTTAATAGATATATTAGTAGCGTTATTGTTTGTACTATTGTTAGTAGTATTCGAAGTACTTGGACCGCCAGTTTGCATCATATTAACAGGACCTTCAGACATAGCGTATCTACGAGTAGCATTATTAGATAGAATATTTGTATTAGTATTGTAAGTTGACGCCATATTATCAGATATGCGAGATCCATATGGTATAGAACCTCCAGATTGATAACCAACTAAACCGCCTAATTGATAACCTTTTATACCTGTATGTGTTACAGAACCGCCTGTTTGACCAGTTGTCTTCAGCGATAATCGTCTGCCAGACATTGTATTTTTTCCAACAACACCTTTACCGCCTCCAGATTTAGTCAATGTTACTCCAGAAAGTCCCGCACTCAAAGATATACCGCCAAGCATTCCAACAATTGAACTAACTAATTGTGCTTGTTTCATTTTACCTTCGTAATCGCTTTGAACTCTTTTAGCTTCATCTTCAACAGCTTGCTCACGAACTTTTTTGAAGTACTCATCTTCAGCAAAAGCATATGCAGTATAATCTTCTAAACTGATTTTTTTCTTAGGTCCAGTATCTCTTAGCAATTGTCCAGTGAAGTCATATTGATCTCCTTTCAACGCTAATTCTGGTTGCATTGCTATTCCTCCACCTGTAGCAAATCTTGGCAACATTCCAAAATTCAATGCGTCTAAATTATCGTGACCAATAATTTGAGCAGCTCTTGAATTTACAACATATTCATTTGGTTCTAACAATGCTGGAATTTTATCGCCAGTACCAGAACCCGGCACAACAAATCCATTTTGACCGCGTATAAATCCACCATTTTGAGCTTTTACTATTCCTCCTTGTTGAAATAATGAAGATATTGAACCACCTGCTGAACCTATAGCTCTAAACATTAATGCTCTAATAGATTCTTGCATTATACTTTGACCAATATTTATAATCATATCAGTGAATGCATCACCGATTGATTTGACTCCTTTTGCTACGTCCATCAATGCGTTAGTCATACCATCAGCAAATTTAACTGGTAATTCCTCGGCAATTAATAACGACATTTCTTGAGATTGTTTTTTCATTTCACCAAAACCCTTTTTCAAACGACCGCCATAAGTTATCATTTCATAATCTCTAGAGTTACGTTCTTTAATATTTTCATCAACTTGTTTGCGACTAATATTCAATATCTCTTTACGAGTGTCTAATTCATCCATTAAATTTTTAATCGTAACTGCCAATTCAGTGTTGCCAGCTGCTTGAGCTTTATTTAATTGATCTGCTAAAAATGTTTTTTGACCTTGTATTTGTTCTGGAATAGAAAGTTTAGCATTTTCATTCTGCATTTTCTGAAAATTAGTCATGAAATCCGTAGTACTATACAGAGGATTTGTAGCTGCTTTAGCAACAGCTAAACTTCCCATCATTTGAGGACTAACGGCTGTTGCTTTTGTTGCGGCTTGCGTAGCCAAAACAGATTTATATAAATTTATTTTAGCAAGCCTATCAGCATCTGTTGCTAATTTTGAAGCTTCTTCTAATTGTTGAGGAACAGGAGAATTTTCTAAAAAACCACTTTCTGTCAATTTAATTCTATCAATATTTTCAGGAGTCATAATAACTCGATTCAATTCATTTTGAGACATTCCATAATATGGATTTTCTTTTATTTGTGTCAATTCATCAGGAGTTAACTTATTTTCAATTTGCATCAACAAAAACTTATTCATTACATCGGTCAAATCTTTAGTAACTTTAGTATTTTCTTGTTCGACCGCAATTTGTAATGCTTTAGATTGGATATCTTGCAATAGATTTCTATCTTCGATATTTCGTTGCTCTTTTAAAACATCAGCATCCAAACCTACTCTTCGATCAAGAATTTCTTTAAGTCCTTTAAAATAATCTATTCTAAAATCTTCTTTCAATCCTTCGTATTTTAATATCAAAGCTTCACTTGTTGCATTAGCAATTTTCAAACCATTTCCAATTTGTTCAACAACACGTTTTAAAAATAAATTATTATTTAGTATTTTTTGATTAGCTTCTAATTGTAAAGATGTTGTGGATAATATTAATTGAGCATTTTCCTTTTCTAAGGCTTGGCGTATTTCAAATTCTTTTTGAGCATTAGATAGCGCTATGTTATTATTTTCTTTATCTGTTTTTAAAATTTGAATTCTGTTATCTAAAATTTCTCTTGTAGTTGAATTTTCAAAAGTAGATGTAAATAATGCAAAATTTCTTAATGATTCTATAAAATCAGCAATATCTTTATTTTCTTGAAATGTAAATTGTTGTGCGGGAATAGAAACTAAACTAGTGTTAATGGCTGGTGCATTTGTTTGAGTTGGCAACGTTACACTTGAAAGTGATGGCACATTTGGAATCAAAGATTGATAGGCTTCAGTTATCATTTTTTCTCTACCAGATGGAGTAGTAATATCCCCCCGAGATAAAATGCTTTTCAAAATAGGTTGTTTTTGTCCTATTTCTTCAACTTGACGAGTTAATTCAGTTCCTAAAGTTTCAATAATTTTTGTGGAATCAAATGAGATAGCGCCTGATTTTATTTGTGGAAAAATTGTTTCTTCATAAAACTTACCTAATGATTGAGATTTAAGAATTGAATCTTTAAACTCTTTATTAAATTCTTCTGTTTGTTTTTGTTCAAAACTTCTTCTGTCTTTTTCTTGATTTAATTGAAACTCTAATCTATTTACTTCTAATTGATTCAATTGTCTGTAATATTTTGCAGAAGCGGCTTGTTTACCATACGCTGTTTTTAAAGGACCTTCGGGAAGATTAGATTGAATAAAACTTTCCATTGTTTCAGCAAAAGAATTTCTAAATTCAACTAATGTTTTTTCTATTGACAGCATGCTTTGTCTTTGACCAAGTTCTCTTTCAGTTAATAATGCGGTCATTAAAATATTTTGTTCAATACGACGCATAATTGTATTGAAACTTTCTGTTGCGGCTTTTCTGACATTTTGTATTAATTTATTATCAACTCCTAATTTATATAAATCTTTCAAAGCAACTTCAATTTCCAAACTAGAAGAACCACCTAAAAGATCTGCTAGTCTTTGAACTTCATTTCTGAAATCCTCCGCACCAACAACTAAATCGGGAAAAGCTTCTTTAACTAAATTTTCTACTGTTGATATAAAAGCTTGTCCTTTTAAATTGAAAGCGTTAAATAAATCCTGTTCAACCTTTGTGCCGAAAAATGCTTGTGCTAAATTAGCAGCAGCAGTTTTAGGACTTTTTACTCCTTTTTGTGCGGTAGTTTGACCACCCATGAAATATAGCGAAAATGCATTATCACTAGATTTTAAATTTGCTAAAGCATTTACTAAACCCTGACTCTTTTTGACTTCAATATTATATTTTTGTAATTCTTCAGATAGTTTTTCTACATCACTTCCAGCGGCAGAAAGTTTAGCTGCTAATTTTACATCAGCAATTTCAGTAAAACTTAAAGCAACTTGATCGGAAGCCATTTTAATTTTATCTTGACTTGCTCCCGAAACAATTAATTCTTGCAAATTACGTAAAGATTCAACATAACCAGTTCCTGCTTGACTTACCTCTTGCAGTTTTTGTAAACGTTCATTTGATTTTTGAGCGATTTCTTCTAGACTTAATGAAGCTGATGTTGCGGCATCGGCTAGACCAATTAATCCACCCGCTATCGAACCTATGATAGTTCCGGGAAGACCGAAGAAAGAACCAAGACTCGCTCCGGTACTGACGGCGGTAATTCCTGTACTTAAAAGAGATTGCCCCATTCTTTCTTTTTGAGTCAATTCTGTTCGTGGTTTATTCCCAAAAGCAGCTTGTTCTAATAATCCCGCGATTTGAGGTCCAGCAATCGCTAGAATAGTTCCATATTGACTCGTGCGACCAGCTTTAGCTTGCTTTCTTTCTTCTTGTAGATTAAGCAAAGCTTTTTCTTCAATAGCGCGAATTCTTTGTAACGAAGTTCCTTTCTTTGGATTTGTTATATTTTCTGGTTTATCAAGTTCTTGTTCTAAATTAGCTCTAAAAGTTTCTATAGCTTTGCGTGTTACTTCAACGTCCGATTTTTTGAATATTCTACCGAAACCACCAATATCTTTGGTAGCTTCTTTGATATTATCTTGTAACTGTTTAACTAGTTTATCAAAAACTTCTTCTTTGATGCCTAATTGTGAACCAGCGGTAGCTAAATTTATTTCTGGAGGTAAAGGTCTTTGAATTGCTGTAGGAGCATTTGGATCACCAAATCCACCAGTTGGCATTATACGTTCCCATAATTGACGACCAGATAATGCATTTTTGTATAATTTATAAGCGCTAACTGATCCAGTTTTCGTTTCAACAGATGGTTCTGTTTCAACTTTATTTCTATCTCTTTTGGCTTTTGATTGTTCGTTTACCGGTATTACTTTTGTAGGATTAAGTCCCATCGCTTTTAATTTTTTAATTGCATCTTCTTTATTTTCAGCTTCAATTGGGCCTTTCTTTTCTCTACCTGTCGAATCCATTGCGGTAAATTTGAATTTGGCAAAATTAGGCACAAAACCATCATTTACTAAACCAGCCGCAATTTGATTATTATATGAATCACTTAATGCTTTATTCATACCACCATGGTCAGCAACGGCGGCTGCAAAATTAGGTTGACTACTGTTACGAATGAAAGGGAATGGTCCAGTTGATGTATCTAATATTGGCTTATTACCGCTAATACTTGATTCAAGACCCATTACTTTATTTAAATATCCATCAGCGAAATTAGGCAAATATCCTTTTGCAAATTTATCAACTAAATCAAAAACTCCTATTTTACCTGAATAAATATCTCTAGCAAAATCTTCTTTTTCATCAACTGAATCTCCATAATATTTTGAAAGCTCATCTAGTAATTGAGTGAATATGTTTTTACCAGACAAATTGAAAGACGTAAAAGGTTGTTTTCTAGATAATCTATATCTGATACCTGTATCTTTGCTGATGCCTCTTTCTCTATACATCAACTGAGGAAAAGCCATTTTCAATATATCTTTTAAAGATAAATCCTCTATTGGAACATTATCTTTTTTAATTTCACCGGTTATTAGATATTTCATTTTCTTTTGAGGCAAAATAGTACTCGAATAAGATTTGACACCCATTCTTCTGGCCATTTTTGAATATCTATGAAACATTTCATGGCCTTCACCGCGTTCTAACGAATGAATAAAATCTAAATAAAAATGAGGTCCCTTTTCCTCATCTTCTGGAACATAAGAATATTTAAGAAAACTTCCTTTTTTGCTAACAATTTCTTTACGTTTATCACCTGCTCGTCCTCTAGGAGTATTTTTAACTATTCTATATTTTCCAAAATTAGGTAGGAATCCTGAATTAAAATGCCCAAATCTAGGTCTCGAAGCACCATAAAAAGTTCTTCCAATATCGCTATTAAAACCAATATCAAATAATTTCAAACCTTCAATTTTTCTATTCATATCAAAAAAATCTAATTGTGGATCATCAATCATACCAACGCCAACATTATGACCTTCATTAAAATCACCTTCAGAAAGATTATAATTCGCTAAAAATTCTCTAATTTTGTGTTCAACATCGCTGAATCTTTTTTCCAAATGCAAAGTTTTTCTTCCATTAACCAATTTATTTCTTGGATAACTTGGTTTAAGAAACCATCTAGAACTTTTGCCAGTAAATTTTTCAAAATCTTTTTCTTTTGCTGAACGCATTTTTTCTAAAATACCCCATAAGAAATTATTTTCATCATATTCGAAACCTTTTGGTAAAATATCAGAATAATTTTCTTGTGCAAAATAATCATTAGATAATATAGGAAACTCAACTTCATTTTGAGCGATACCTGCTTTATTCATTGCAATTTTTAATCCTCGTTTTTCATCCAATGGAATAAACATTCTAGATGAACCTTTTTTAACACCTTTAATTTTTAAAGATTGTATATATTTTAATAATTCTTTACCAGAAGAAAAAGAAGATAAAACTTTTGGATTCAAGCTAGAATTTAAATCAGCAAAATTAGGTAGAAAACCTTGTGAAAATTCATCGACAATCTGATCAACTCTTGTATCTCTTGAAAGTAATTCATCTCGAAGATGAATCATATCAATAGGATTTCGCTCGTCATAATAAGGTTTAACAGCTGAAACTAATGAAGAAAATATATTTTTACCTTTTAACTTCTCATCATAAAGACCAGCTCTTTCAATAGTATAAGTAATATCACTATTTTTAGTAAGTCCTCTTTCGCGATATACAAGTTGAGGAAATGCCATTTTCAAAATATCTCTGATTGACATATTCTCAAGAACATATTTATGTCTTTGATGAAATTCGCTTAAAGAATCGAATTCATCTTTTGGTATAATATCAGATAATTTTGTTTGTGGCATTAACATTGAAGAATAAGACTTAACACCTAATCTTCTTGCCATCTTAGAATATCTATCAAACATTTCATGACCTTCGCCTGTTTTATATGAATTAATATAATTAAAATCCATATGACGCCCACGCACTCTATTACTTGAAACGTAAGAATATAATAATGAACTACCAGACTCGTTGGCCGCAATCGCTCTATTTCTTCTTCTTTGACCTTTATCTGCTGTTCTTACAATCTTATATTTAGCAAAATTAGGTAAAAAACCCCTATTTACTGTATCTAATAAATCTGAAATTTCAAAACCATTATTAATTATATCATCATATAGAGATGCAGAATCTCCTTTATACATATACTCTGAAGCGCCAACAACTTTTTGTAAAATTTGTTTTCCAGAAATTATTTTTTCAATGACTCCACCTTGACTCAACCTACGAATCATTGTCAAAGATGTATTTTTACCTTTTCCTCTTTCTCTATAATTTAATTGAGGAAATGCAGTTTTTATAATGCTATAAAAATCTGCTGTTTCTTTGTCTAATTCATCAAGCTCTCTTTCTTGAGGAAGAATTGTACCTGAAGCAATATTTGATTTTAATCTACGAGCCATTTTAATAGCTCTAGCCCATAATTTCCAACCTTCACCTTTTTCTCTGGATTCAACATATTTAATATTCAATAATTTTTCATTTTTGTCATATTTATATTGCATATCACTTCCAGATGGCAAAGTAAGGAGATGTTGATCTCCATATAAACCAATACCACGTTTAATATTAAATGGAGCAAGATTCGGTAGAAATCCAGAAGACAAACCAAGCATTTTGGATGTCTCGTCTCCTTCATCCCATCTTATTCCAATTGGTAATTTTGCAACTCTAACAATAGCAAATATTTTACTAACTTCTTTTTTTGATAAACCACCTGCTGATTGAAAAAGTTTTTGAGCGTTAACGGGATTTGTTCTTTTCAATGCTTTACCAGCTATCGCATCAGGATATAAAGAATGTTGAGATGAAACTGCTCGTATCAAACTTTCAGGACCTAATTCTGCTAATCTACTTATTGAAGCTCCGAATTCTGGATTTTTTTTATAAAAATCCAATATATCAGGCTCAATAAAAGGAGTAACAATTTCTCTAATTTTTTTCAAACCTAATACTTTATAAAACTTTTTAAACAAAGCAGTTAGATCATTTGTAGAAGTACCTTCTTGAACAAATTTTTTAGCTAATTTCGGATATGCTTGTTTTAGTTTTTCTATCACCATTTTATTTCCAGACAAACCTTTGATTAAACCTCTATCGCCTTGAACAGTGCCAGCTTGAGCACCAAATATAACTCTCGATCCAGATTCAATATATGGTTGAATCATTTTAACCATATCTGTTATTTTAGATTTATTTAAAAATGCTGCACCCATTCCCGGTCTTACAAATGGATATTCAGGACCGCCTCCAAATTCTCCAGATAAGGCATCATATAAAGAACTGACAAATAAATTAGAACCTTTACCAACAATTCTTGGAGTTTTAGAACGTTTAGCAAAATTTGGAATATAACCTGTATTTTTTAATTCTTCTTTGTTTTTGCCATGAGAATTGACAATTAAAACGTTACTCCAATTTCTTAACTGTTCATCAAGATTATCTTTCAATTCACTGCGTACTCTTAAAAATTTGCTTTGTACGGGACCTGTATCGTAACCGCCACTTTTAGCTTCAAAAAATGTACCTGATACTGGATTAAAAAAATCAACAGAACTATTAGGACCACCGGGTATTTTTAAATCAAATGGAAAACTATTCATCTGAGCTGAATATGTATTAGGTTGCAAATAATTTAATGCTAATTTTTCAAATGTTTTACCTGATTTATCAGCTGTGGATTCTGGACCGCCATCCAAATTCAATGTAGTATAACCGCCAAATTGAATATTGGATTTCATAAACGCATTTTTTAATTGCGCTGAAGACGCAGAAACTAATTCGTCTCCAATTTTCCAATACGCTGTTTTGGGGCTACCCGGTGATGAATAAGTTTTAAGAGCGTCTTCTACACTTTCGAATCCTCCTAAAATAGAACGCATTTCGTCTCTTGTAGCAGTTCTATCAACTTTAGGTTTTTCAGCTGCAAAATTAGGAACATAACCAGCAGATAAAATACTACCGCTTTTACCAGAAGATATCATTTGTATGGCTTTTTTCATTCCGCCACCATACTTAGGAATTACTGCTGTTTCTCCAGAACCAGCGAAATTGGGTATTTGTAGTTCTTGATTATTAGCGATGAATTTCTTACCGCCTATTTTTCCGATTCCAGAAACAGCTTTAACTCCAGAATTTGCGCCTAAAGATTTAGCGCCCATCACCTCTTTTTTGACAGAAGGCACAAATCCATCACTACGAGTAACTCTCAATCCACCACCCGCAGTTTCACCAACAACGGTAGCTCCTTGATATGATAATTGAGAAGCTAGTGATTTTGCTAACGTACTTTGTTTTTGATATTCTGCAGTTTGTGCTCTGGCAATTTCTAATAAATATTTTGCTTGAGCAGCTTCATTTCCCATGTGACCTTCAAGAATTCTAGCAGCATCACTTTGACTTTGCATTATTTTCAGAATAGCTTGTTCAAGATTTTTTCTATTCTGCGTTTCTGTTGTAATACCAATAATTTGAGGTATTGCAGCTGTAAGCTGAGTAAAAGATTTCTGTATTAACTTAAATAATGTAAAGAAAGCTAAAACAGCACCCGGACCTGCCAATACATTTCTGATACCTTTCAGTAATCCATTTGCAAATGTAGATCCTAAACCTTCACCTTCTAAAGTTTCATTTAATGTTTCAAATAAAGATTTGAATTTTCCTACAGCATATTTTGCCAAAGGTTCAAATGTTACTTTACCAATATTAGCGGCAAATTGTTGAGCAACAGTAGATGTTTGACTTAATAAAGCGTCTAATGATAAATTTAGTTTAGCAACAGCCATTTCAGCTTCATTCGAAGCTTCAGCTCCTTTTCTTAATGCGCCATTATATGCACTTTGCGCACCATCTAAATCAGATATAATACTTTTAAGAATGTTAACTTGATAAACACCTGCAACTTGTTCTGATAATTGCGCTTTTTGTGAATCAGCCAATCCTCTATAAGCTGAAGCAAAATTCTTAAGAATTGTAACTGCAGGTAAAATATTACCCTGCATATCTCTAACTTTAATATTAAAGTCTTCTAATTGATCAAGCGTTTCAGTTCTTTGTAAACGTGTGAAAATAGTTTTCAATGCGTTACCAATTACAGCGCCACCACGAGCGGTTTTTTCTTGAGCTGCTGTTACTAATGCATTTAATTCATCTATATTTACGCCTGCTTCTTGAGCGGCCAAGCCTGTTCTAGAAAGAGCTTCTGCTAAGTCTCCAGCACTTACAGCGTAACTTTGTTCTACAGCGACTAATTTATTTAATACTTGAGTTGTTGTTATTCCAGTAGCCTTGAAACCATTAACAGTAGCAGTTAATGCTTCAATCGCATTACTGACATTCATTCCCGCTAATCTGGCAAGAGATAGAGCGTCAGTTGTTCTTTGTATAACTTCTTCAGCTTTAACACCTTGACGTGAAAACTCTAATGCAGCTTGAGATGCGTCTTTAAATGACGAAGCTGTCATTTTACTGACATTAAATAATTCAGAACTGAATTTTTGTAATTCTTGAGTGGAAAGACCAAATACGCGATTAATATCAGTTAGATTCTTTTCAACATCTATTGTAACTTGTGCAATACTTTTAAAACTTCTTAGAACACCGCCTAAAACAGCTGTTGAAGCACCGAATGCAATAACACGTGCATTAGATGCTGCCAATGCTGCTTCGAAATCTTTGACATCTCCCGTTATTCTGCCAAGAGGCTGAGAAAATGATCTTGCATTAATCCCTAAATTAATTTGATTCTGACTAGCAAATTTTTGATTATACGCTTGTATACCCGCTTGTATAGATTGAACTAAAGCGGCTTGATTTGCAGCTACATTGATTTGAACAGCCATACAAGATATTTACACAATAAAAAAACTTAATTTCCAAATATTTTCAACATGTCTTCCATGCTTAAACTACCGCCTTTTTTCTTAGCTTCATCAGATAAAGATAAAGTTTTTTGACCGGGTTTAGTTATATTCAAAAATTCGAGATCTTCTTTTGTAGCGCCAACCAATGATTCTGCTCTATTTTCTTTATTACTATTTTTCTCTCTTAATTTCTTAGCATTTTCATTAGCATTTATGTAATCAATAATTTTATCCGGATCCTGACGTATTTCAGCAGGCATATTTTCATTTTGCTGAAAAATATTTTTATAAAATCTAGCATATATCAATAATCTCAACTGATTATATGATAATTCACTAACCGATTTGTTGAAAAACTCCAAAGGGCTTTCACAAAATGGCATATAAAGATTAAAAAACTCTTGTAAAACAATTCTCTGTATAGCATTATCAGTAATATCTCTATAAGCATTATTGTATTGTTTTATAATTTCAAATAATGTTTCTGAATCTATAGTATCAAAATCTTTTTCTTCATACAAAGGCTCAGAAAATTTTTTATCTTTATAAATACATTTTATGATATAATAATCGTTAACCCTATCTTCAGCATAAGATTCGGCAGTTCTTGCAAATAATGAAGCGCGAGTGTTTTTTAAATCATTTAAAGTTATTGTATTAGCTTCTATTTCTTTATTTAATCTTTCAATTTCAGATTTAAGAAAGGTATTTTTTTTCTGAGTGTGAAAACCTTGTATCATTTCCTCATATTGAGTGATTTTATTTTCTTGATTCTGAGTCCATTGCTTTTCTTCAACCAATTGCTTCAATACATCATTATGTTCAGGAACACCCTTAGATTTAGCTTCTTCAAAATATTTATCATATATCAATTCAAGATCGACTTGATCATCAAAAGATATATGTTTAAGATAAAAAAAATTCTCTAAGATTTTAATCTCAGAGAATCCATTTTTTATCTCTTTGAAGATTCTTTTATATAAATTATTCTTCGACTTTTCCATCTATTTCATTGATAATTCTATCAAATTCCTCTTCATCAATTGCACTAGTAAAGAACCAATAGCTAATAACACTTGCTAATTTAGAATAGCATTTTTCGTAAATTTCATTTACATTTTCTTCATATTCATACATTACTGCTTCTTTAGCTTCAAAAGTTTTGCCGGGAAAAAGAGGTTCAAAATCTACATTCTTTTTAGAAGAATCTTTAAAATAAGTTAAGTTCAATACATACCAAAGAATAGCTCTATTCTGTGCCTTAATATCGGCGGTATGATTGAATAATGTGATATAACTAGTTTCTTTTTCAATCAATGTCTTACGTTTCTGAAGTATTTGAGAAGTAAGATCGTCTATCTTAGATTTATCTTCGTCATCTCTTTCTGATTCAGGTTTTAAATTTAAAATAGTAAGTTTAGCTTGTAAATCACGAATTTCATCAGCTGAATTAACCATTACCTTTGCATCAGCTTCACTAATAAGACCGCCGGTATCATTATATTTATTCAACAACATCGCTTTAGTAAGAATACCATTTCTGATACAACGGCTCATCTCTATACTAAATTCCATATCTGCATCTTGAATCTGCTTACGAGATGGTTGATTGATCTGAATTTGTACAGGAATTTCTTTTTTGATCTTCTCTTTATATGTACGAGTTACAGTTTCTCCGCTTTCGTTAGTAATTGTTTCTGTTTTTTCTTCTTCGATTTCAGCTAACTTTTGAATTGTAAATTTGTATAAAACTTTGGCCATAGTTTAAATAATGATATAATATATTCTATAGTTTTTCAACCAGTGTAATAATAAATATGGCAATTAGTTTATTAACAGCCGCTGAAAAAACAGCGTTGAACGCCGTTATTGCAGATGTCCATGAAACATTTGCTCGTGAAATAACTGTCTTCAAAGATGCTTCAAAAGTGGTAATTATAACAGATCCTAATTTTAATCCACTTTATAATACAGCTGGTCAAACAACTTCAATAATAAATACACCAGTTTACAAGACTTTTAAAGCAAGAATATTATACGAAGATGATTTTAAAAAACAATATTGGAGCGAAGGAAGCTTAAATACACAAATTAAATTAGAAGCAGTTGTTGGTTCAGTAAGATTAAAAATTACTGCCGAAGATTATGAATATATTAAAGATGCTAGACGTGTAGATTTAGACGGTAAACGTTTTGTATTAAATTCCTCATTCAGAGGACACGGTTTATTTGATAGTCAATTCTATACTTTATATCTAAAACCTGATCCATAATATGGATAGAGATCTATTATACGTATTAAATAAATTATACGATCAAGATTCTTATCGCAAATTTGAAGAAAATTTGATTGATGAAGAATTTAATAAAGTTAAAAAAGTTATCTTGAACGATTTTAATAATAATCCTATAACTAAAGAATTAGAAGAAGGAATATCCGCAACAAATATATCAAATACTTTATCTGGCATAACCAATTTATATTCTTTTATTGGATTTGAAGCTGGAACAGATCCCATATCTCCAATAAGAATGTTATTAGAAAAATCTTCATATCGTATCCTAAGAAAAAAAAGAAATGCAACTGCAACAGTTATTTTTGAAATACCAACTGCTGCAGATATTTTTTTAGTTACGCCAATGCCATGGGCAACTGGCAGAAGTTGGGCTAAAGGTATCGAAAGCGGCATTTCTGGTCTTGGATATTATTTAAAAGTTACTAAAAATAGCCGATCTGGATTAGGTATTCAAACTCCAACTCAAAAAAGGCAAAACGTAAAATTTCAAAATAAACCTTATATTTCTCAATTAATTAATAAATTTAATTTGGAATTAAAAAAAATAAATAGATTAATAGTATGAAACCAGTATTTTCACATGATGTAATAAATAGTTTCTTTTTGTGGTTCGATAATTTTGCAATGAAAAAAGGTGATGCATATACCACGTATACCACCAAATTCTATCCAATGACAGATGATAGATTAGGCGGGGGCAGGGTTTCTTATTCTTCTCCATATAAACAATGGGCTTATGATAAAAACATAACTGGATTAACAATACCATCTGGATTAACAATAAATGGCGTTTTTACTCCCACAGGCACAAGTGGAATGACATTTGATTTTGATAATGGCAGAGTCATATTTAACAGCGGCGTTTCATCTAATTTAAACATATCAGGTACATATTCTATAAAAGAATTTAATACTTATATAACAGATCAACCTGAAGATAATTTGATCATTGAAAATAAATTTGAATTAAATAGTAGATTTACAGTAACTGAAAGTGGAATTACGCCTTATAACCCAGTAACACCTGCAGTTTTTGCATCTATCGAATCAACTCATAATAGTCCATTTGCATTTGGTGGCGAAGATGAAACATTATGCAACATCAAGGTTGTTGCGTTTTGTGAATCTCTATATCAATTAGATGGTTTACTAAGTGTATTTTCAGATTCATTTAATGAATGTTTAAGTTTGGTTCCTATGACTAAACATCCATTAGGTGAATTCGGCGCAATTAAAACTGGTTTATATTCAACAGGTTATGATTATAATGCAGTAAGTACGCAATATAATTCAAATAGATTATTTATTAGTCATGTTGAAACTTCTAAAATAAGAGATAATGTATTAAGAGAATTAAATCCTACTTTACACATTGGCTTCTTAGATTTCGACATAAAAGCGTTTAGATATCCTAGATTATAATTTCCCATGATTAATTATTTAATGTAAAAACAAATAACATTTTAACAAATAAAAACATATGGCAAGAAATCGTGTAATATATCAAAGTCAAGCTTTATTCATCGCTCCAACATCCACAGGAGCCCAAGTTTCTGGATTCAGTGCTGCAGCTACTGGTCCTTACGGTCCATCAAGCGATGGAACCCTTCTAGCTGGTGGCAGTCTATTAAAGAAACTAGATCGCGTTCAAAATTGTAATTTCAACTTTACAATTAATCGTCAAGACATCAATGAATTCGGTAGACTATCACGTTTGGATTCTATTGTTATGGAATCTCCAACAGTTGGTCTGGATTTCAGTTATTATGTAACCGACGGTTTAAATGAAAGACTACTTGGTTTTAATATTACTGGTGGTACTAATAACACATCAGTTGTAAATAGCGCTCAATCTGTTTCTGGATTATTAGCTGATTTAGAAGGTAATAATTACTATATTTTAACTGTTCAAGAAGGCGAAGACGTAATCGGATCAACCTCATCTACTCCTCCAGTCAATTCAAATACAGTAGTTGGAATTGGTAACGGATTCATCAGTGAATATTCATTCGAAGCTTCTGTTGGTGCTATTCCAACAGCTACAGTCACAGTAGAAGGTTTCAATATTAAAGCTGATGCAGGAGTAGGAAGTGCTTTAGGAGCAATCACAGGAACTTCGCCAGCTATCGATATTACAGCTAGCCCAGCAACTAAATTAACTTCATTAGCAACAGCTTATGCATTATCTGGAGCGTTCACAACTGGCACATCAACAGTTACCGCTTTAAGACCCGGTGATATCGTACTTACATTACCATCAACAACCGAAACAGTCGGTGGCTTCTCTGAACTTGATGGTGCAGGTGCTGCACATATTCAATCGTTCTCTTTCACACTTCCATTAACAAGAACTGTTTTAGAAAGACTTGGAAATACATTCGGTTTCGCTAGAGTTGTTGATGTTCCAATCAATATGGATATAACAATTAGCGCAATTGTTTCTGAACTACAAAGCAAGAATATATTTGACAATCTGTGCTCTGCTGAAAAACAAAATATTCAAATCCTTCTTAAAGATTGCAACAGCACAAATAAACTTTGGTTCGGAATTTCAGGCGCTATCTTCCAATCTGAAACTTATTCAGAAACTCTTGGTGACAATCAAACAGTTGACATCACATACACAGTTCAATTAGGTGGTGCAAATGATATTCAAAACGGTCTATTTATGTCTGGATCGTTTACAGCTGATTCAATCATCAATGACTTCTTCAAGCTTGGTACAGCTAAAACTGGCATTGTCTAATCAACACTAAACAAAGAACCCCAGCCGAAAGGCTGGGGTTTTTTATTGTCTTTATTTATTTAATAAAATTACAATATTACAAATAATTTCCATATCCATAAGGATAATAGAAATAACCAGATCCAGTATATAATGGCGAACCATCTTCACCTGCTACTTGAACTGGCGCAGCTTGATAAATTGTATATGAAGTTATAAGCTTATCTAACTCAGTCATTGCATCATTAGCTAATGTTCTGTATGTTTTAGCTAATTCATTTTTATTTGTGCGAGTAATTGAAGTATCGCCTTCACGTAGACTAATGAAGTCTACAGCAGAATCTACACCACGTAATACTTGACGAGTTTTCTTTGTATAAAACTCATATAAATACATTTGTTTATATATGGCGCGTTCTTCTTGCCTAAATCTACCAGTTGGTTCGAAATTACCATTCTCAACTTCAAATGAACTATATATTCTATTATTGAGTTGACCAATATTATTGGCTAACCAGCCACTAATAAAATAAAATTGAGCATAACCACTGTCATACTCAAACTCATTGGCAAAAATTTCGTCTGCCAAATCATGAACGCTATATGAGACCATATATATTATTACACTTACAAGATTGGATATGTACCGGAAGTATATAAATATCCATTACCTGTAATTGTATATTCACTATTTGAAACAACTACAGAATAAGCACCTGTTTCTGATTCTGCAGCGTTAGAAAGAGTATATGTATTAGTTGTCGCGCCAATAATATTTACTCCATCTTTTTTCCATTGATATGAAAATGTACCAGTTGGGTAAGATTCAGCATCACAACTAAAAACATAATCCATTTGACCACTATATTCATAAGATTGTGGATACTGTGTGAATTTTAAATAATGTTGCCAATCTAAATTAACTTTTTTTAACACCACATCAGATAAATATTTATAATCTTCTTCATCTGTTTGATCACATGGCCAATTTTGCCAATCAGGCCCGTCAATTCGAACATACTGCGCATCAAATGGTAAACCATTTGGGTTAAACATCTCAACCCATAAACAAGGCCCACGAAGTGGACCCATAAAATCGAAATTACCTAATGTACAGCGAAGTTGGGCTACATTTCTTTCGCTAGTTGGTTGCGTATTTATAATAACTGTATCCATATATTAACTATTTACACTATATAATAATATATAGAAAAAAATTACAATCCAAATCTGCCTTTTAATGTATTATAATATTGTAAAATTTCTGAAGCTGTTAATGCTTTATTATATGCTGATAATACAGCTATTTGTCCTGCAAAAACGTCACAACATCC